TCCGGCTGGAAGGTGGCCTCGTAGGCTTTCTTGTCCCGGTTATATCGCGGGATCAGGTGACCGTGGCGCACGTCGGGCATCAAACCGATGCGCTCCTTGCTACTCACACCAAGTGCTTTGACCTGACCGGACTGAATCAGAGGCAAGGCGCTGCTGGCTGACGCCACAAAATACATTTGCACCTCGCCCGACAAAATAATACCGTCCACGCCCGCGCCTTGAAACGGCCCGCCGACTAAATCAAAAACGAATGTGTCGGTGAATTTTGAGTAGTAGTTTGCGTGGATCAGCACGGGTCGGCCAGTGGGTATTGTTCCGCCGTATCGGAATGTGGCCACCTGCCCGTCAAGCGGATTGGGCGGCAATCCAATTAGAACCGAGGCGTATCCAGATTCACTGGTTAAATCAACGAGCAGTTCTTGCTCGCCCTCGCTGAGCGCAATAGCCTGCGTCGGCGGAACCCTGATCACTCGCGTGGCGGCCCCGCCGACGCTTCCCGCGTTATCAACGCGCCGCCAGCTGAATACGCCCGCCGAACTGCAACTGCTGATCCAGACCGTGCCGTCGGCTTTAAGCCCTTTTTGCCATAGATAGGTGGGCAGCGTGGCCGTTTCGTCGTCAAACCGGACGACATGATTGGCATCTAAGCCAACCGGCGCGAGTACAGCACGCGAGGAGATAAAATCGCGTATTTTCCTGACCTTGATATTGATGTATTCAACGGCGGCAAGGCCCTTGACGCGGATGAACTTAACCTCGCTGCGGGAAACCTTGAACGTGGAAAAGAGCGCGTTCACCCATTTATAAATGACCAGTTCACTATAAATGTTGGAATAACCGCCCAGATAGGGACTCGGGTTCGCACAGAGATAAGGTACCTCGCCTGTCGTCGTCGCTGCCAACACGGCTTTAGATGCGTCTAATGCCTGTATATGCCCGAGTTCATAGTTGTCAACCTGCGAATCAATACCGTATACAATAAAATCAACGATAAAAATATCATGGATGGAAACAGGTATATCAATATAGATGCCGGTATACCCGTCGGTTTCCGCCTTGAAAGAATGGTGCGACGGCGAAAGGGTGACATCATAAAAGAACGCCGCGCCCTGTTCACTGCCGACATTTTTAGTGCAGGCATGGCGGCCACTGTAGGCATTGCTCACAGGAATGAAATCCTCATGGGTCAGGTTAATGACCTCGTCAAACTCTAGGCCTGTCGTCTTGTAGACAAGATTCGGGTAGTCGCCGGGAACATACGAATAAGGCACGCCATAAGGATATTTTGCATCGTGCGGCCTCACGATCACCTGATTGTAAGTGGATTTATCGCCGAATATCACTGGCCCGCAGTTCTCTAGCCTCGGGTGCCACAGCACATTGCCGTTCCCTCCAATGACGTGGAAAGGCGAAGTGGTACTACCCTCAAGCGACGGCCATATCCAGCAGTTATCATCCGCCTGCATGATATTGGTTGGCGTGGGATTGTTTATGAAGATGCCATACGGGCAATTATGCAGCCCCGGAGAAGCCAGCATCAAATTCTGGTTGTACCAGGCAGTCCCAGCGTCGATATACTGCCCATAGGCGCAATCCACATAATGCCCTCTAAGCTGCAGGTTATATCCATTGTACTGTCCGTGCGTTTGATTCTGTACCGCAATATCAAACGACGTGACATCATAGCTCTTTTGAATATAACCCAGCGCTTTCTCGGTGATGCCAATCGTCGGCGGCGTACCGGTTGATTTAATCCCAGTGACGCGTAGTTTTATGATGCCGCGCCGTGTTAACTGCACGGGGTCATCTGTGTTCATTGAACCTACAATAACGCCACTGATGCCCTCCTCAAACGACAAAACGCCTAGGCATTCGATATACCGGATGTCCGTCAGGTCAAGCTGCGCGCTAACAAAAAACAACCCTGCAGGTATATGCAGGGTTTTGTCTGTGTATCGACACAATGCCGCTGCGGCTGTGATTGCAGCGTAATTTTCTGCTGCCGTGGCACTCGTTGACGCGCCGAGCTTTGTGATATTGACGATATCAGAATCAATGTCCTCTAGCCGAATACTCGACAGAAACGGGTCATAGACAACACCGCTCATTGTTTCACCCAGCCTGTGTCGTTGATGCTGTGCGTTCCCACACCAGTGATGGTTTGGACGAACGTGTCGCCGTTAAAGGATGCGGTATTGGTGACCGTTGACCCAACCGTTTGCGTCACCTGCGGCGAATCCTTGGGGAAGACATACAGCCCGTCCGCAGTGATGTGCATTTGAATGGTGGCTTGAACCACCCGTGAATTGTTGACGCCATTGTCCCATACGTTCGTTGTCATCTTTCGCCTCGCTTCACTACCACGTAAGTCATCGCGCGCCGATACTCGCCGGTGTCGATTAAGGGTTTAACCATGCCATAGGGTGGTTCCTCGCCTGCCTCTATCATTTTCATCGCTAAAATAGCACCCCTCCTGCCCCTGTCCGCCCTAGCCTGTATAGTCACCGGGGACAGAGGCACAAAAGGCCCCTCAGTTATTTTGCGACGCACATAGCGCACCGCGATCTCCCCAGCTGCGTAGAGCGCCGCCTCTCCGCCCGCTGCGTTGCCTGCGAGCGACTGCATTATGCCTTTTTTGAGGGCTGCCGCTATCTGCGGTCCCGCGTTCTGTACACCGGGGCGCAGGTGTGGTCGCGCCGGAATGTGCTTGGCCGGACTGCCGAATTCATTGTTGATCCCGATTTCCGCGTTGGTGATAACAGGGTCTTTACGTCCCGCGTTCTCCGCGGGTATGCCTACCAGCACGTCATGGCCAGACAGGCCGGCCATCGCCCTGATTATTCTGTTCACCTCGTCCGTGGTGGTTGTCACTGATATTGTTGTCACGGCGTGCGTTCTCCGGGAAGCACCGGTTCAGGGTAACAGCGGCAGTTGAAGATTCCGCCGGCGTGGCATCGGGTGCCGTCCGACAATTCGGGCATATGATCCCAGCGGACGAACTTGCCTTCCATCTCCTTGTGCGACTTGCGAACGTCGTAGTCTTTGGCTGTCCGCCAGATATAGCCCTCGCTGCCTAGTTGCTCTGCGCGGGTCTGGATGAACGTGGACTGCGCACGGGCTGTCTCGGTGCGGGCAATGAGCCTTGCTTTAGATTCACTGACGCCTTGCTGGGCCTGCAAGGCCTCCTTTATTGCGTCCGCTCTGCGTCCAGTGTACAGTGCCTGCATCGCGGCTTCATGCACATTTTGCGCGGCTTCCACAGGTATCGACCGAATCAGCGGCAGCTGGGATTCCATCCATAGCCGGACGACGTCGCCGACCTGGTGCCCTTCCATCATCATGCGGACTTGGTACCCCATCTCCGCCGCCTGCTTCATCCAGATGCTTTGGTTGCGCCGCCAGATGCGCCCGCCAACGCGGGATACCAGCGTCTCCGCCCAGGGCTCAATGAGGTCGGCATAGCGTTCTGCGATTAGAATCATCGCCGACGTGTCTACGCCTTGCTCGTTGGCCGCCTTCAGGTGTTCTGTGATGTTGTGGGCCACCTTGCGCAGTGCGCGGGCGTATTCCTCCTCGATGTACTGAGGGAGACTCCAACCGTGCCTTGTCATGGGATGACGGCGTAGGCGAGTCCGCCGTCGTTTGTGGTGTCCGCGAATCCCTGCGTGGCGCCTGTTAGCTGCGCGCCACCCATGCCAGCCATCCTGGCCATCTGCCAAAACTGAACGCCGTAGCTGGTGGAATTGTAGAGGCCGGCGTCAGCAAAAGTGACGGATGACACGTCGCGTGACACCGACACAGGGCCGATGGTCTTGGAGGACGTAGGCCCTTCTAGTGTGCCGAAGGACTTCCTAGCTTTTTGCTGAATCACGAGGTTGTGGGCGACGAACAGTTCAATCCCAAATTCCAGCATTTGACCCCAAGCCTCTGGCCTCAGCTGTAGCACCGCCACATCAATCCAGCGGGAGACAGTGGAGTCGGGGAACTGTACTGAGTCCCCGAACTCCGGCAAGTGCTGGCGGAAGGTCTCCACGTCCATGTTAGATCAGGTCGAGGTAGCCGACCGACTCCGGGTACACGAACTCAACCACGCCCAGGCGGCCCCAGTAGGTCGTCAGCTGGAAGAGGCTGCGGTATTGTAGGGGCGTCCGCTGCAAAAGCGTCATTGGGAACCTGACGTACTTCTTTTCATTGCGGTACGCGACCATCCGGTCGTGGCCGTCGATGGTGCCCAGCGTGCCGCCGGACGCCTGGCCAATTGCCCACTTGACGGGCAGGATCTCCAGTGATTCGCCGGACTGCGTCGCCACGTTGTTTTCGCGCAGGTACTTCAAGATCGACACGTTGCCGGCGGAACTGACGGTCTGCGTAGCGATGTAGCCGTACTGAGCCGGAGGCAAAAGGATGCGGTTGGGCTTGGTTGCCCAGCCCGTCTGCGTCCAGACGTTGGTGATCAGCGTGTTGACATCGGTGAGTATCTGCGCGGGCGTCTTGTCGACCCACTTTTTGGAGGAGGCGGAACCTGTTGCGGCAGCATCATTGGCGGTGACAGCCGTGTTGTTCAACAGACCGTAGTAGCCGAGGTCGGTGTCGCCATTGTAGACCATTTCGTCCACGTCCATGTTCCATTTCAATTGAATCCCTTCATATTTTTGCTTGTCGACCGGCCGGCCCAACTGCTGTGCCGACAACAACTCAGGCAAGGTGTAGCTGAGCTCCATCGCCCAGAGGGTCAACGGATTCGCTGTTTTGCCGATATCGAGCTGCATGGACGCAATCGCGTCGGCATTTTTGCCGACCCACGATTTGCCTTTGGGGTTGATGCCGCCTGCGGCAGCGAAGCTGGAGTTAGTGAAGCTCGACACCTCGTCGGCGACGGTGACGTCTTCGCGCAGCGTGATGTCGCGGCTCCAGGTGAACTCGACTAGCGGGCCGTGCAGTTCCTGGTCGAGGCGCTCCAACTCGCCGATGAGGAAAGCACCGGCGCTGTCGATCGACCGCTGGTCGTAAGTCTGCAAGCCGTCCCGTGTGATGATTCTGGACATTTCGTTCCGCCCTTAGATGTTGAATGCGATTTCGGTGATGCCGTTGGAATCGGCAGGGCCAGTGAATCGGGCCCTCGGTAGCTCGATGGTGTTCGGGGTGACTGTGACGCTGTAGGCGTCGCCTACGACCGCTGCGATGCCGCCTGCGGTGATAGCGAACCGAACCTTGTTGTTGAACAAGGTGCCGAAAGCACCTTTTCCAATCTCTACGCCGTCAGGGTCGTTCACCACAAAAACAGTGGCGGTCAAATTGACAACGCGGTAAACACCCGCCACCACACCTGTGGCGGTGGGCGCGGCGTCCATCGCCATTGATGGGTTGCCAGTGTTGCTGGCATCGGCAGCAATAGTGGCGGAGCCGACTTCGAGTGCCGCTTCGATGCCGCCGATGGGCTTGCCGGTGCCCGCGCTGGCGATGCGGATGAACGGGTAGGCGTCTTTCACTGCCGTGCCCGCGTTCAAGTGCGCAGTGAAGTAACCGCGCGTCAAGATGTCGGCGATGCCGGTGGTGGGCGGAGTGGCGGTGCCTAGCGCCTCGTTCGTTGTGGTTTGAAGCGGATACGGGCGAACCAGGAACCCGCGGATTCTGGTGAAAACGTCACCGGCAGCGGGCGGGCGGATCTTGGCGGCGCCGTAGACTACAGCGAGGCCGTAGTTTGCAAAAGGCTTGGTGGAATCATACAGGCCCGACTCAACAGTCGACTCCTGCGTCCGGGTCAGGGCGCCGGCGACGCCAGCGATCATCCGATATAAAATCGCGTTGCTCATTTAGCTCTCCAGAAATCTTGGTTCATCTTGTTCACTTCCGCCAGTGAGGGCAGTGCTTTTGCGTCGGTGGTGCGGCCGGATGTCCCGGGCGTACGGGCGTTGTTTTGCGCCCGTTTGATTTCGGCTGCCGTGTCGAACACCACTGTGGCGGCAGCACAGCTCAACGTGTCGAGCGAACGCTGGCGCAAAAGCGGTTGAATCAGCGCGGCTCCGTCGTGTGTGCCGTAAGCGACGCGGAGGGCCTTCTTGCGCAGCGCGCAGAGCGTATCTGCCGTCTTCTTGGCACCCGCGCGTCTGTCATGCGTCGGGACGGACATGCCAGGCACCAACAGCTCTGCACGGGCTAGGACATCCTGGAACAGGCGTGAATCCCCGGTGCGCTGGCGCGGCTCATCTTCTTCTTCTTCGTCTGACTCCTCGCCCGTGTCGTCTTCGCCAACGTAGGTGAGGATTTTGGCGATGGATGAGCGGATATCTTTGATCTCCGACTCCAGCGCATCGATGCGGGAGGACAGTTCGGAATCGTCGTCCTTGGCAGGCTCTGGTTTAGGTTCGGGTTCGGCTTTGGCAGGCTGGCCAGTGTTGTGGTGGACATGGACATGGACTTCTTTATCGTTGTCATCCCCACCCATCTCCTCCTCCGCTTTGTCCAATTCCTCGTGCAACGCCTCCTCATCTTTCGCTTTGAAGGCGGTGAGGATTCGGTCGCGCCAGCTTCGTTTCACTTTTGGCATCTCTTTGTCTCCGATTGAACATCTATGGCCGCATCGTCCTCTCGGAACCCGCGCCACATGGTTGAAAATAATGTTGGTTTGGCGCCCGCGTCCGGGTGAAATTTCTTCGTAGTCTGCATCATAGCCCGCAGCCACTTCCGCGTAAGGGCTGTGTTCAAGGTCGAGTATCGCCGCGTCAGG